CTTTCTTTTACTTCTGTATATTAGCACTATCTTAAATACTTGAATGGAGATCTATCATGAAATCAATCGTAGCTTTTGTACTTGGTGCCACTCTGGTTGGCGTAACTTCTGGTGTCATTGCTGCCTCCGGCAACAGTGTGGATGTTGAAACCTTCAACGAAGAGAATGGTTACTGGGGCAGCCCATGCCCTGTGGTCTATGGCCTGAACAAGCCGTGTGATCAGGAAGTAATTACCTTCAATGAAGAGAACGGTTACTGGTCCTAAAGAAGAAACCCCGGGAAACCGGGGTTTTTTTACCACTTAATATTCTTTTTAGTTGTCTTCCCGGAATCTTCCCGAGTACCAAACATACTTCCAAGTTTTCCTGCGGATGCAGTCCAATCTCCTTGAAGTAATAAATTTATTAAAGAGAGGTCATCATAATCTGAACTCCAATCATAACCTTCATTCTGTGTTAATAGACCACCTTCAGGTGTAAAAGTAACATTAGTATTTCCAAGGATATGACGAAGCTGCCAAGCAGGGGACATTCTATCTGTATAGTTTGGATCTTCAGTGTAGAAACCGCTCATCATTCCGGGTTCAGTTTTATCCTTATCCCATTTAGAAAGTTTAATTTCATCCACTGGACCTGAGAATTCACTGGCTTCCTCAGCACGTTTCCTGTATTCCAAGGCACGTTTAATAAACCAATCCCGCATTTCTGGAGTAATGTATTCAATCGGAATACCTACATTAGAACCTGCTTGATTAATTAAATCAGCACGGTACATCCGCATTGCAGGTGAATTAACAAACATACCATCCATAATTAGAACATCGGGTATGGGGTACCTACATTTACCATAGCTTCCTCAGGACGAATCTCCTGCACATCAGCATAGGGACTAATACCACGCATATATTGACCAAGTAATAGGTCATTAATTGTGTCAAAACTTTGACTAGTAAATAGACCACCCAAGGTAGGATCAAACCTATTGGGTACCATACTCATATTCTGAGGAGGTACATAGTTAAATCCCGGCATAGCCTCTCCCATCATTCCCACTTCCGCCTGTTCACCTGCAAGCACAGATGGGGAAAAAGCCATGAGAGGACCACTACGGCTAAGCAATGGGAGCAAACCAGAGAGGCTTGGACTACCCGGCATACGGCGTTGAGTTGATCCTTCAGGTGCAGGTAGACGGCGAGTAGCTTGTACTTGACGGCGAGTGGCACCCTCAGGTTCAGGCATACCGCCCTTAGGAATCATAGACTCAGTGGGAAGTTTTACATTACTGAAGATACTACGCTGTGCCTGTGCCAATGGAGGTAATACCTTAGTAGCCTCGGGTACTTGAGTTTGTTCAGTTGCATCCTTACAAGCACCAGCACGATACTGTTCTTTATTAACAAACTTACCATTACAGTAGATCATAGCGTTTGGATCATCAGCACGATCACGGATATAGGTATCCGGAGCAGATGTTACAGGCTGTCTACGGCTTGAGGTATAGGTCGGCTGCCATCCACCCGGCATAGTCTCATCCGGTACTTGCTGATAATCCCAAGTACGTGTACCACTAGCACCAAAGTACTGATCCAAAAAATTAGTAATAACGTTCTGTGCCACAATCTATCTCCTAGTAACTAATTGCATTCATAACTGGTTTAGTCATTGGGAATGCTGCTTTAATTATATCATCAATCGTCTCATCAATTCCCTTATCAATCGTCTCCGATGTCAATGCACCAGCACGGAAAATGTCCCCTGCTGTCGGACCAAAGGCCTGACCTACACGATATGGTACATTGCCATACTTATCAGATAGCATTGCAAACATATCAAACAAGAGACCAGCACCACCGGCAAACAGAACACCATTGGCAAGCCACTCCAACGGTTCAGCATTTTCCTGATAATCCATACCAGTCAGTGACTCACGAAGCTGAAGCATGGCACCACCCAAGGTACCTGCCGATGTTAGATAAGCTACCATTGGACGGGGATCGCCTTTCTTCAAAGGCTTAATAACATTGTTATTTAGGAATCGACTATGGTTATACATAAACGATTTAAATTTAAAGAGTACCTTACCCAAGGGGAACTGCCATGCCTTCGGTAGATTATGGTATTCATTGGTGTAGTTAACAATATTATTAAATTTATTTGCTACATAGGACAATTGTTCATCGGACAACTTAGTTACGTCCGGGTCCTTAATACCAATATTCTTCATATCCTGACGGAGTTTATTGATACGCATCTGCTTCAGTTTACCCGGGGTAGGGTCCTGCATTAGTCGATTGTACTTGGCATGAAGACCCTTGGCATGAACAATACCTGCAGATCCTGCAATCATACGGTTCATTTTTTCAACACCCATAAAACCTACTGCACGAAGAAACGCCGTAGGTTCATTCAATACACGAAGCGGTCCCTTCAAGTCCATATCAATTACACGGGCATTCTCAAGACCTTCAGAGATATAACGCTGAAGTTCAAGTTCAGAGAGAATGCCGGATTCCTTAAGAATACGGAGAGTATCTGCATCACGGAACAGGGCCTTCATTGGACCACGAAGGGAATTAATACCAGCACGAGTAATTCCCGTAGCAGCCATAGCTGTAAAGCTGTTAATGAATGCTTGTGGTAAGTTTGGAATTGCAGCCATGTACATCTTCCAAGTCTGATAAGCATTAATACCCTCAGCCAATCGTGTTTGTGCAGGCTGCTCAATCTTACTGCCCAATGCCGCTGAACCAAAAGGACTAGTCTCAGTCTTAGGAATACGGGCTGCAATACCATAGGCTTCATTAACTAGATTGGCTTCATTCTTCATACCATTGGAACGAAGCTGATCAATCAGTCTACTTACCTTCTCATCATTGGCACCAAAGTTTTCAGCAAAGGCTAGACGATTAGCGATATCATTCTGTGCTAACTTCATACGTGCCTCAAACGGCATCATAAATTGATCCAACTCATCCTCAGAAAAACCCTTCAACTTACGTTCATAATCTACGTGAGTGGACCTCCGAACTTCACGATCCTTATTACGCATAGCATCACGAATGAATTTAACTTCAACAAGTTTCTTATCCTTAAGGTAATTTTTCTTACCAGTTAAGGATTCAATTAGATCATTGGCTGCCTTACGGCCTTCATCACTGCGGGCTGCCTTACTATTAATAAAATCTGCAAGTTGTTTAGCACCTTTCTCTTCACTCAAATAACGAGTATTCCAGACACGGGGCAAGTAACTTTTATTTTGAATAAACTTACCCAGAGTTTCAGCAGAAATTACACCTGCCTTATAGAGAGCATTGGCACGTTCAGTGTTTGCCTTACGAAGATCATTAATAAACTTAGCTTCAGTATCATTCTTAGGTTTATTGTTACGAACACGTGATGTTAATGCAGGATCATTCATGTCAATATCTTTTTTGTACTTATCAAATGTACTGGCATAACGACCCTGATATTGTTCCTTCTTAATAATTGCATCATCAATATCATCTGCAATATTACCAAGATTAATTTTCTCAAGACGAGTACGCATACTTGAGATGACATCCCCCAATGTACGTTGAAGACCAGATTCTTCTGTTACCTTAGTAACCGCAGCTTCAACATCAGGCTTAACCTTTTTTTGTTCCTGTACCTTCTTATGTTTATTCAGGAGACCAGAAGCCTCTTCACGGGACAGTCCACCCGATACCAGTAGGTTTTCAGCAGCAGCTTCGTCCTGACCGGCTTCCTCAAGAAGACGCATCATCTGAGTATTATCATAATCGTTATTAACTTTAATCTTAGTCAATAACTTACCAAACTGTTGCGGTGCTGCTATCATAGCACCACCCAATGTACCACCCAAAGCCGAACCCATCAAAGCAGAAGAACCAGTACGGCCCCAATCCCAGTCTTCCTGAAGACCTAATTGATATTCTTGGGACTGTTTAAATGAATCAAAAGCAGTGGTGTATACTGCACCCTCAACGGCACCTACCGCTGCACCACGTTTAATGGTAGGCTTAATAAAGAATTGTTTTAATCCCTCCTTTAACCCAGACTTACCAGCTTCTTTAACCCCTTCACGACCAACAAGACCAATACCAAAAGTACCGAGACCAAGATAGCTAGTAGGATCTGTAGCAAGGGCTTCTCCAACTTCCAATGCTTGTTCCCAGAAAGGTGCAGAACCTTCCCCAGTAGCAGCAATTTGATCATAAGTTAACATCTGAAGAGCAAAATCTTTTTTCTGCTGTTCATTCAGAGTCTCAATCTTAGCAGTATTCCAACCTAGACTAGCTAGGTTATTATTCATAAACCGTTGATCATACATCCACTGATCAATTAATTCTTTATCAGTAGCATCTTTACCATAGGTACGGCGTAAAGATTCTAATAATGGAAGGTTATATTCCTGCTGATCCCAACGAAGTTCATCAGAAAGACCGGACCCCTGAGAACCTTCAAAGTCACTGTTATAGATACCAGAATAATACTGGTAAACATTCTTACGTTCCTGCCAATCCTTGGAAATAGTGACACGTTCCTCATCTGTTTGAGCATTATCAAACGCAGCTTGAGATGCCGCTAATTCCTGCTGGTAGCGTTCATTGGAATTAAGGTCAAACATTAATTACTCCGGACGAGTATAGGTCGGTGCCTTGCCAGTGCTCTTAGTTACTGAACTACCAACACGGTTTTCAATATCTGCAATTACTTGATCTGTTGCTGATCCAAGATCCAAATTAAATTTCTGATGCAATGCCCAAATAGCATTAATTACACGATCTTCGGACATACCCTGAGGGAAATCTTTACCACTGAAGTCCCAACCACTTACATTAAAACCTGCATCATCCAACATTCCCCTAATAGTTTTTTTACTTGAATCATCTAACTTAGGAATGTCATAGGTTTTAGCTGAAGTACCCCGTGCTTGAGCAGACTCAATCTTTTGACCAAGTTCAATTAACTTAGCACCACGGTCATAATCACCCTGTTGAATTAAGTACTGACCAATCTTGTAAAGGTTTGCTGGATTACGAAAGCCACCATCTTTTTCCATTTCATCAATAGCCCGAGCAACAGCACGTTGTTCCTGAATACGTGGGTCCTCGGCACCAAACAAACCTGCCAACTCACGACCAGCACCCGCACCAGCAGCATAACCCTGTGCAAGATTCATTTCCCAAGGACCTGCTTTAGCTAAACTAAGACCAGTTGCAAGATCTTCCTGTTGGAATTGTTGTCTCATATCTGCCATGATTTACTCCATTAACCGAATAGGCCGCCAATTGTTTGCAGACCAGCCATCCAAGGATTCATTTGAGAGGCACCATAATATTGAGAACCTTGCATATATGCCGGTGAACCAAATACCTGACCAGCATTAGCAAGAGTTGCAGCTTGCTGTGTACCAAGGCCAGCATATTGTACAGGGACATTCATAATATTCATAGCCTGACCAATTTGTTGCTGTTGTTGTGCTGCAATATCACCAAAGAGACCAGTACCAAGACCAAGTTGAGCACCTGTCTGACTCATAATGTTAGCACCAAGACCCGTACCTGCAGCCAATGCACCAGTACCACGACCGTAGATGTCAGTCATAAGTCCAGTACCTGCTTGAATATCACCCAATTGACGTTGACGCATTAGATCCTGCATAGTCTGTGCTTGACTAAAGGCTGCTGCACGAGCCTCACGCTGACTCCGCTCTTGTGCAGTACCCAATGCTTCAGCACGTAATGCACCACCAGTAGAACCCAACATACCCTGACTCAATAGACGATTTTCCAATGCAAGACGTTCACGTTCCTGACTCTGAAGAAGATCCGGGGCAATGAATTCTTCATAATATTGACTTGCAGCTGAAGCAGGATCATAAGCAGTAATAGCCTGACCCTGTTCAACGGAACGTCCAAGAAGATCCGAAGCAATCCCTGCCTGCATTGGAGTGTAACCAGCAGTAGCACCCATTGCTTCCCCGTAACGGCCCAACTCAGATTCCATAAGTTGACGTTGTACTGCAGGTAATCCCTCAGTAGCTGATAGACCTTCCCCTACACGGCCCAGATACTCCTGACCCAGTGCCTGTACTTGTGGATAGTAGCCCGTCATTAACCCACCAGTCAGAGATGCCTGACCTAAAGCCTGTCCATAAAGCTGCTGCATCTCAGGACTTAATCCTAAGGTAGCCGTACGAGTCATTTCATTGAATGCAACATTACCACCCGGAGCAACTACACTGAACGGCATACCAGCTTCATAGGCTTGTCCTGCCGCTGCTTGCTGTGCAGACATAATATCCTGTGCCTGTTGCTGAGAAAGGTAACCAAGACCAACCTGAGTAGCTAGGCGACCCAATTGATTCCATTGATTGGCAGAACCAAAGCCAGTCGTATCGGATAACCACTCACCCGCAGACCAGCTAGTTGGATCTGTACCTGCCGGAGCAACACCTGCATTTGCCAAACCACCACCCAATGCCTGACTAAAGGTAGAATCAATTTGTGACATCACCTGAGGACTTGCAAGGTTACTGAAAGAAGTAGTTAGGGTATTACCAGTAGCAATATTACGTGCAGTAGTTAGGTTACCTGCCGTACCAAAATCATAGTTGGATGGCAACTCACTTGCCGGTACCCATGAACCGAGATTATCATCAAATACTTCATACATACCTGCAGTAGAAGTTTGACCTGCAGGGTTGAAACCCTTATAAGCACCAATGGAGGAGAGACCAGCAGTTAGCCAGTCACCATTTGCTGCAGCATTAACTGCTTTTGCTGTCTGGAGATATGGGGCAGCAGGTGGAAATGCAATTGAAATAGCATCAGCTACAAACGGAGTCTCAAGGACAATCTCTTTTGCCTTAGTAGCAACATCGCCCACAAAGTCACCGACTCCACCGACTACATCACCTACTACATCGGCAGCACCACCAAGTACGTCACCGACAGCATCGGCAGCACTACCAAGGAAATCACCTACAAAGCCCATAGCTTATACCTCTTTCTCAAGGATATAACCAACATGACTATATCCATATTTTCTTTCAAACGCTTTTGGGTTACGTTTAGTTCCAAAAACAATCTTACTTAGATTTAGTTGTTTAGCTAATTCCACTGCAACTGAATCCCAATATTTACCGTCCCCATATACATTAATTAATACAAATGTATCTGGTTTGTTAATTCTCCAAGACATAAAACCATGAGAGTTTTCAATTAAATTAGCAGGATTAATGCTAGTATCACCTGACTTTTTCAAATACTGTTCTATGTCTTTTTTATCCATAATTAACCAACAGTAAAGTCACCAGCTACAGTGATGTTATTACCTGCAAAGTTCTCAGCAGAATTTCCATTGAGATCTGCCTTAGTGTTTACAGCGGTACGAATGGCTACAAACTCAGTGTTAAAATCAACACCCGAGATGATCTTATTTGGATCTGAATTGGAAAGTGCATCCTTATTAGCCCAGTTAATTGCAATAGTGTAGTTAGCCATTATAACTCCTTAACGAATCTTCCCAGCCTTAGCAAGAATTGTCATATTCTGAAGACTGGCCTTATAGCCATTCACTGTACCTGTCATCTCAATCTGGATTTCTTTGGCAGATTTAGCCATTGGCAGTTTGTACTCAATTGGTTTTTCACCTACTGCAAAAATTGATACGCCAAAAAGAGAGGTTGGAGCACCAAATAGAGCAGGAGCACCTACTTGTGACAGGGTAAAAGTTTTCCTATCACCTATTGTACTATAGTCCCTATATGTAGTAAAGACAACATCCATATTACGACCACCGTCAACCACCATGAAAAATCTCTTAAGGATTTTGGCTAGGGCTGGCTGTTGGAAATCAAACCAAACGGACTTGAAACTGCTGGTATAACTGTAATTATCGGTCTGCCAGCATTTAGAATCAGTAGTTTCCCATTCGTTTCCAGCATCCTCACAGGCAGATTGACTGCCATATGTAGCAGTTACATCTGTTTTAAATGTATCATAATAATTTTGAAACAATGCTACATTGCCACTATTATTACGACCCGCCCATAAACTACCATTCACAGTAGACAGTAAAGCATAAGGAGCTTCACCTGCAGGAAATAAAAATTTACTTATTCTTGGAGTGCCGTCTGGATTTTTGATTGTAAAGTCAAAATAAAATGCTTCATTTTTATCTGGAAATGACAGGAGATAAAAACCACCACAGAGACAATAAGCAGAATTACATTTTGTCATATCTGCAGTAATAATATTCAATGCCAATTCATCACGAATGTTCTTGGAATAATTAGTAATAGGCAAGGAACCATTCTGTAAAACAGTACGGCTTAATGAAGTAAGCCCAGTATTGCTTAGGAATACAAGATCATTACCCATGTGTGCTACAGAATCACGGGCTTTAAGACCTACACCTTCAATAAGTTCTACTAACTGAAAATCAGAAGCACTTGGGTCCCAAGGATTTTGATAGATAGCAATATTATATTCACCAAAGATAATTAACTTACCTTCAAAAGCAGATATTCCTTGAATGCTATCGCCACCCCAGACAGTCTTAAGGTCAATCTGACCGGCTGCACCTGTGTTCCACTTATCACCCTGCAGTGTATCTGAGTAGTAGATGACATTATTATTTTCAGTAATTCCACCTACCCAGAGACGGCCATATTCCCCTAGGATACAATTGGGATCAAATGTAGTAATACCGGATGGAGGATTGTAACTACCCAGATCAACAAGGTCAGTCCAAGCAGTGCCAGAATAGTACACAGGAGTATGTCCATTCTGGACACCATACAGCTTTTCATTAAAGTTTACCCACTGCCAGTGACCACTTGTGATCGTTTGAGGAGTTCCAGTACGAGTCTGTGCGTCTAAATAATAAGGAGTAGTAGTCTGATCAATAATATAAATATCAGAATCAGTTCCTACAATAATTTCAGTTGACCCATTTGCCTTGTAATATTCAAAAATAGATTGTACTTCTTCCCCTGAAGGAAGATTTGTAGTTGCTTGTTGAAATCCTTTACGAGTAGAAATACGTCCTTGTTCATCAAGAATAACATTCTCTGCTTTTGAAAGCCATTGGGGTTCAAGGGCACTAGGACTTGCCTGTGAGTTTAATCCAAAAGAACCTAAGTCGTTTAGTACTAGAGGACTTAATTCCTTAGCTGGCATAGAAGTCTACCTCACCCACAGTTCGTCCTGCATCAATTTGAATAGCATCAGCCAATGCATTCTGATACTGCATAGCTACCATGTCAGACATTTGACCACCATCCTCACCACGTTCAGCAATGGCCCTAGCCAATGCCCCAAGCATAACTGGATAATGGGGAACCTTTAGAACATCTGTAGCCAGTGACAGATCACTCTGAGGATTAACTACACGGAATGTAATATTATAGGCAGCATTGGGTACTGTATCAAACTCTACAATAATCTCACCGGTACTGGAATCAATACCAACTACCGAGTAATAATCGGGAGTCCCACGCTGTACACTGGCAGTTGGGTACTTGGTAAACTGCAGGTAACGGTCAGACATTTCCTGCATGACGTAGCCATTACTTTGTTCCTGTGCCATTAGGATCTTGGAACGCTCATTGGTGCCCGTGAGGTTGTATGCCTGCGTACCGTTAACCGTGGTAATCGTAGGGCTGGCACGGAGGATACTCCAGTTCCAAGCATCTTCTACTTCACGTTTAGATTCGTTGACAATATCCCCAATCATAATCTGATAGTCAGAAAGGACATTGGAACTAACCAAAGCACCGGACCAAGAGTTCGCAGTATCAATAGAATCTTCACGCAGGCGACGTAGGACTATGTTAATTAAATCAATGTAAGTCATTTCTTTTTCCCGAAGATTAGGGTAAACAAGTCAATTATACCACGGTAGATCTCTTGAGGAGAAGGTAATAACCAACCCATAATCATGAGGACCCAGACCCATGGGGGCACTTCTTCATTAACAATTTGAGTACCAAACACTTTATTAGCAGTGCCTGCGGAAGTAATTTGTGCATTGTCCCCTGCCCTTAGGTTTTCTTGATTAACTACAGCTTGCTGAGTATTCTCCTTACCAGCCTGTACATTGGCATTTACTCCCGGACTTGGCATCAGGGAGGAAAGCATACTGCATCCAGACAAGAGTAGGAGACTAACTCCGAGTACTAGACTTTTCATGTTCACGAAGGATCTTGAAGATGTCTTTCAATGTGGATTTAATTTCATCAATATCATCACGATATTCGGACTTCAATACATATTCCTTTGGAATGTCTGCTACCTGTTTCTCTACACTACGTACAGAATCAGCTAGACGACCAAGGAAAAATCCAATCATCCCTACGATGATGGAGACTAAACCTAGAATTGTATCTGATAGATCCATTACCACTTCACCTTATCTGCCCAGTAAGCTGCGGACATCTTACCTTTCTTAATGTTAGCTGCATGTCTGGCTTTAAAGGCTTCTCTACGTTTACGATAAGAAGCAGATTCCTTGGATTTCTTTGGGGAACCTTTAACACCTTGTTGACCAAACCTAATCGTCTTAGTCTTGTCACCTTCCTTGGCAACTACTACGTGTGACTTAGTAGGATGATTGGGAGTACGTTTAGGTTTGTTGTAACCTGATACTCCGGCACGTTCAAGTTTAGGATCTTTAGCCATTTATAATCTTACTTACTTCATCAGAAGAAGAAAAACCTAAACGAAAAATAGTACCATTTGGGTCTTCTTTGAATTCGTACTGATATCTTTCAGTTACTACTTCTTCATCATTAGTTACTGATACTATTTTATTAAAATTATCTTCTATGCCTTCTTCATTTTCTTCTAATTTTTTAACAAGAATCCACTGATCTTTTGAATCATAGATAATCTGTAATTTTTCTTTAGTTTCTGCTGGAAACATTTCAAGAGAAACTAAGACATCTTGTTTAGTGTTCCACCAATTAGAAAACCCTCTCATAAAATTTCCTTTAATTTTTCAATTTCTATACTTTGTTTAAAATTATGGGTATTAGCCCATTTCATCCAGCCTTCAGACGAAGCTATTGAAGACCGGTATTGATCCAAGGTAATTTTACCAGTCTGTAATTTAGTAGGCAACTCTTTAAATCTTTTTTTAACTCTTTTAGCTGTTGTTTTTCTTAGTAAGATTTTATTTGGAAAGTGCCTGTAGCCCAAAAAATCAACTCCTTGAGACACAGGAAATACACTTCCCTTGGAAAGTTTTAAATCTAAAGAAACTCCTACATAGTTTTTAATCCAGTTTAAAAGATTTTTTAATTCTTCTTTGTTATTTCCAAAAATAACAAAATCATCACAATATCTAATATAAGCTTTAAATTTATGATTATGTTTTATTTCTTGATCTAATTTATTTAAATAGATATTACCAAACCACTGACTTGTGTAGTTTCCTATTGGTGCATTTTTTCCATTTGGAAAAGAAAAGATAATATTAGTAATTAATTCTAATGTTTTTTTACACTTAATTTTTTCTTTTATTATTGTCAATAAAATATTATGATCAATAGATGGATAAAATTTACTAATATCTCCTTTTAAACAGTATTTAAACTTTTTTACATGTTGCATTGTTTTTTTACTTGCAATATGCATTCCTTTGTTTGGTCGGCAAGCATAAGAATCATCAATCATTAATGAATTCCAAATAGGAATTACAACTTGAAGCAACGCATGTTGAACAATTCTGTCTGGATAGAAAGGTAATTTATACAATGTTCTATGCTTAGGTTCATAAATTTCTTTAGTACTATATTTAGAAGTTGTAAATTTATTAGAAACTAATAACTCATGTAACTTTTTAAGATTACCTTCTATATCTTTTTCAAATTCAGCAACAGAACGAGTCCAACCTTTACCTCGTCTAGCACGGCGATA